GGGACTGCCTGCAATGGGATATGCGCATTCAGGGGTGCGACCTGAATCTGCCAGAAGCGAAGCGCAGCGGCGGCCGCTATGCGCCGCGCTGTGAGATGTTCCAGCCATGCCGCGCGAATGGGTGACCGCCACGCGCGAGCCGTGGTGCCTTTTGATCAAGGAATGCCTAGCCGCGATTGATCGGCACAACCGTCTGTTTTTCCAGACCGGCGACCGCTGGCATCTGCTGCAAGCCGAACAGCTGCGCCAGTATGTGATCGAGCTGAAGGACTGGATCAGCAGTCATGAGCGAGCCGCAGGTACTGAGCCGTACTGACCGCGATGGCGGATGGATTGAGACGCTGGAGCCAGAAGGCGGCGGCGAGCTGTACTACAGAAGCTGCGCGCACGGCATGTGCCGCTACTCGAGCGACCTGTGGCAGGCTGAGCTGTACCTGGACCACCTGCTGGCACGATGACGCTGGTCTACCTAGCCTTCATGTACTGGCTGATCTGTGCCCTGGTCATCTTGCTGCTGAGCAAAATCCTGCCCTAACCACTGCGCGATTGCCCACTCGCTGAACGCTGACCAGAACGGCTGCGCGCGATACCAATCGATCCATGGCTTGTGGCCCTTGCGGCTGTTGCAGCCGAGGCAACAGGCGACCATGTTCGAGCGCACCGTCAGGCCGCCATGCACCTTCGGGATGACGTGATCCAGCGTCGGGCTGCGGCCCAGCTCATCGCCGCAGTAGGCGCAGCGATAGTTCCAGGCGAGTAGGACCTGATCGCGCGCTGAACGTCGAGTGACGAGCCTGGTGCCATCAATGTGCGCTTTGTCCACTGAGATCCGGCGGCAGGGGCATGGCCTGAACCTCAAGGCTCAGGATGTCGTCGTCGTCGTGGAAGTGGTCAGCGATTCGGCTGTAGATGTTGGCAGGCAGGTCTTCGGGGTCAGCGCCGGAACGGATCACCACCGTGGCGGCAACCTCGACAATGAACGCCTGCATCGGTTGGCCGCTGCTGCCCCAACGGTAACGGGCGAGACCGGATCAACCTCCTATGATCCGCCAGCTACACCACCCACCCATGACCTACATCCTCGATCTCGGCCCGTGGCACGTCGGGCCGTTTCCGACCCACATTGCCGCGCAGCACTGGGCAGAGCGCCACGGCGTCGATGATTATCGGATGATTCCGCTAGACGATCCAGCCGAAGCGCCGATCAGGCTCGCAAGGCTTAATAATCCCAGCGCACCCTAGGCCGGCCCTTGCGAATGCCGAGATGGATGAAACCCTTAGGCGCGCCATAGCCGACGCTGTAAGGCCATTCGCGATCGACCCATGCCTGCACCTTGTTGATGTCAGCGCCATGGATGAAGAAGTCCACCGCTCCGACGCTGGGCGCGTCATAGAGGTGCTCTGATCCACTGGCGCCACCAACCTGCCGGTTGATCGCTGGCGGCCTGTACCCCGAGGTGATAACGATCGGCTTGCCGCCGAACGCCGTCCGCACCCGCTCTAGGAACGCGGCCAGTTCGGCTGCGGTGTCGATCTGATGCTGATGGTCGAAGCGGCGCGCTTCCTGATCAAGCGCAAACTCGCCCAGTCGGATGTGCGGCGTGATCCGCAAATCAAACGAGCTGGCGGGCGTCAACTTGGCAGGCTGCCGCTCAACCTCGACCACCTTCAGATGCCCCTTTGCCCATAGCTTGCCCTCGGCCTCGCGGCGGCGCTTCAGGCCAGCCTCGACGTTGGTGCCGGGGTTGCGGTAGAGCAGCATCGCGGCCGGCACCGCGTCCCAGTCTTTCTCACGCAGCTCGCGGCTGATCGTCTCGAACCCGGCCGAGCCGTAGAACCCGCTGCCCAGGTTGTAGGCAAAGCTCACCAGCGCGCACTGTTGGTGATCGGCCATCTCGCGCCAGTGCGGCACCGTGTCGCGCAGTTTGGCCGCGATTCGATCGACCTCCTGCCGCAGCAGCATGTCGGCTTCGACGCGGTTGAGCTTGTCACCTTTCTTGACTTTGCGGCCGTCGCCGTAGCGTGTCGTGCCCCAGCCGATCGTCCACGGCTCGCCGCCGCTGGCCGGGTCAGGATACGCGTCGAGGTGACAGCCTTCGAACTGCTGGATCAGCTTCAGGGCATCGCTCAGATCAACCTGCTTGCCGTCTTGGCTCCAGGTGGCGAACCACGTCCGATCACGACGCATCGCGGCGGCGTAGCCATTGACGGCTAGATCCTGCTCGAGCTGCTGGATCGCTGCAGCCTGATGCGGTTGGTTTTTGTAGTAACGGAATAGCGATTCGAGCGTGATCGGCGCGGTATTGGCCACGATCAACGGCGCTTAGGGAACATCAGCCGCGCAGCCTGCAGCAGCAGCTGAATCCAGCTGTTCGACTTCAGCGGGCTGATCGCAATGATCTCGCTGCCAGCAGCAATGATGATCGCGATGATCGCGGCGGTTTGCGCGTCCATAACTAACCGTGTGGGCGTGCCTCTAGCGTAGCCACCCGCTGCTCGACGCCATTCAAGCGGGCGAAGGTTTCTTTGCGGTCTGACTTGATGTCGCCATGAAGCACCTCCAATTGCGTGGCGATATGCTCCACTGCAGCAGTAAGCCTGATCACTGCATCACGAGCTTCGTCGCTGCGGCGGCTGAAGCCCATCGCGCCCATCGCGGCCACGCTGATGGATGCCCCAGCAACAGCAGCGATCAGCTCGATCATGCTGTCATGCTAGCAATCCACAGCGTCGGCGTACTCGGGCTGGGTCTTGAGCCAGGCGTAGCCAATGGCAAGCGGATCGGCGCCAGGCTGCAGCTCGCTGGTGGGCGCAAACAGTGTGCGGTCATAGACCGGACTGGCATTGGCGTGGCGTGCATCAGCGGTGGCGTAATGCGAGATTTGCATCAGGCATTGCTCCTTGTCGCAACGCAGCAGGGTGATGCGGGCGTAGGTGTCGGCCAAGGGGATGCCGATGTTGGTTTCAGACAGGGAAGTGGTGAAGGCCATTAGTAGGTCATCTCCGTGGTGTTGATTTTGCAGACCCAGCGGATCGTGGTGGATGCAGCGCCAGTTACTGTGACGGCAATGCCGCCATTGGTTGTGTCAGCAGTGACGGCGACCACCCATGTTGCAGCGCCAGCATCGTTGTGGGTCATAGTGACCGTTGCTGTTCCCACCATCGCGGTGCTGGCAGCATTGGCGCCGCGCTTGATGGCACCATTGATGGTCCAGCGGGCTGTGTCACCCGCGCCAGTCACGCCAGCGATCACCTCACCCGAGAAGCTATAGGCGCTGTTGTTAGGCAGGATGACTTGGTTGGTGGTGGTGGCGGCGCTGCTGTTGCTGGTAAGAACTGTTGCCGTGGCATCGGTGGTTTGGCGGGCTAGAAGAAGGAGGGCGGATTGGCTTACACCCACTGCATCTGCAATGGGTACGTCACATGCCGGGAAAACTTGGCAACCAGCTATTGATCTAGCTGTCCCGCGTCTTCCTCCCCCAATAAATGAGTAGTCGGAATTAGCAGTGTTTTGACGGCCTCCACATACAGTTGAACCCGTGCCACTAGCTGAATTTGTATTTCCTCCGCAGACTATTGCAGTTAATCCGCTTGCTGCGTTACTTGCTCCACTGCCGATAAACGCATACTGCCCACTCGCGATATTACTGTTCCCCCCACACACCGTTGCGTATGTGTTGGTTTGGGCGATGCTGTTCAGGCCGCCGCCGATAAAGCCGAAGTTGCTGGATGCGGTGTTGCTACTGCCTCCAACGGCAGTGGCATGAGTACCACTTGCGCTATTGCTTTGACCACCGCCAACCGTTGCGTATATAGAGCTTGCGACATTGCCATAGCCTCCAGCAATAGTTCCATATTGCCCGGAAGATGTATTAAGTCCACCGCCGCCTATTGTTGAATAACTGCCGCTGGCAATGGCGGTGGAAACATGGCGATCTTTTTGCCAATCCGTCGCGCCGGTGCCACGCTTATTCCCACCCACAATCGTCCCATCCGGCACCTGCGCGAGCGTTGCACCAGTGCCCTTGGCGACTAGGGCGATGTCGGCGTTGGTGGCACTGATTGCGCCGCCGTTGATTTCGGTGACGGGCGTCGTGCTGTTGACGCCATCGCTGTCCAGTCGCGCTAGCAGTCGCAGCGCCGCAGATGCCCAGCCGACTGGGTTCAGGTTCATGTCAGGTCTCCGCCGAACGCCAGCACACGAACCGTGCCAGATGAAGGTGCAACGCTGATCGTGGCGCCCAACTTGTAGCTCGCGCTCGGCAGCACCAGATCGGTGTAAGCCGTCACGAGACGGTAACCCTTGACCGTGTTGCTGCCAGTGGTGGCGGTGATGGTCACCTGATCGAACAGGTCCCACTGCGTGCCGTCGTACAGAAACAGATTGACCAGTGATGCCACCGTCGTCGCGGTGCCCTGCACATTGACGCTCAGGATCCTGGTGCCAGCCGAGACGCCGACGATCAGGTCGTTGATCGTGCCGGTGCCATCAGTGGCGGTGTTGGCCGTGCTAAGCGACACGCGGCCGATGCGGGGCGTGGAGATGAAAGCGGGAGAGGCAGCCATGGCTTAGATGCAGTTGCTGTTGAGATACAATTTGTCACCAACGGAGCTGCCGCCGCCGCCTGCTGTAGCCCACGAGAGCGTGCCAGAGCCGTTGGTGCTGAGCACTTGGCCGCTGGTGCCATCCGCTGCCGGCAGTGTCCAGATGCGGTTGCTGGTGATGGTTGTAGGGGCTTTGAAGCCAACATAAGCGGACGAATCCGCATCCGCCAGCCGTAGTTCCCGCTGGGCGTTAAGAGCGATGTCAGTTTCAAAGACTCTTGCCATCAGCCAAGCACCACCACGCGGTAGGCGTTAGAAGCCGGGGCAGTGGCAAACACCACAGCAACAGCGTTGACGCTTGTGCGCTGCACGTCCACTTCCACGTCGTCGTACTCGCCGGAGTTGGGGTAGACACGCACGATCACATCCCGAGTGTTCAAGTTATGGGTGACGGTGTAAGTAGTGGCGCTGCCGTCACCGACGCTGCTCGATACCTTCCGCAAACGGCCGGACCAGTTGGCCAGCTTCAGCGGGGTGATGATGCGAGCGTCATCGGTGCCAGCATCAACTTCGGCCTGAGTGGCAATCTCAGCAATGCCGGCGGTCGTTTCGCTGGCGGCAGGCGATGAAGCACCGAAAGATGTGAACAGCACGTTGCTGCTATCAATCGTGCCGTTGACCTGCGTCTGACGCCAAGTGGTGCCAGCGTCGGTGCCCTCCTCGACCGTCAGTACCGCCTGTTCCAGCTCAGCAAACGTGCTGGCGTCCAGCGAGCGGGTCATGGCGACCGCTGAACCGTTCCAGACGTAGATGCCGTTCTGGGTCTGTGTGGATTGGTTGCGTACCAGCACCCGGTCTTGGGATGCCATGGTGATGCCATCAATCGTCGAGCCAGGGCTACTCAGGTTGAGGTTGCTCTGGGTGCCGACGCGGGCGCTATCCTTCCAGGCCAAGCCCTCGATAGCGCTATCGACATAGCTCTTGGGAACGGCGTCGCCTGCTGCGCTTGGCGTCGGAACGTTGACGACCTTCGACGTGCTCTGAAGGTCGATGTCGGTAAAGAACTTACGTGCCATGTCAGATCAGGCGAGCGAGGCCAGCAGATGCTGGATTCAGTGTAACAACAGTTTGGTTTATGGACGGATGTGATACTTCAGCGTCAATTTCCTGACTGCCGGCGTCAAGGATTTCAACTGATGGCCGATAGCCAAGGTTGTGGTTGATCGTCCAGGTCGTTGCGGGTGATGCTTGGACGAACTCATAGGCTGCACCGCCTGGTGGACCCTGCGGACCAGCCGTGATGGCAGTGACGGTTGAGGTTTGCGGCACCGTGACAACAGTGCTACTGCCGTTTTCTGTAACGGTGACTGTATTTGTTACAGAGCTGACGTTGACTGTTGTCATGCTGTGTAACCCTCGCTGACGTAAATGATGCCTTCGAGGTAATACTCTTTGAGGCCGCTGGTATTTGTCAGCAGCACGTCATAATACGCTTCAGCGGGGAATAGCGCCGTCTGATCATCCGTCAACGCGATGGCGATGGTGCCAGTGCTGCGGTTGGTATAGGTGACGGTGAAGTCGGCGTATTTTGTGGTGCGGCCTTGGTTCCAGGCTTGCGCTGCTGCGGTCCAGCCGGTCAGGTTGATCGGCGTGTCAGTGCTGTCCTTGAACTGCAGCGTGATGCTGTAGTCCGCCCGGCGCTGCAGGCTGATGTTGTAGGTGCCGGGTGAAATGGCCATCAGTCAGCGCCTCCAAGTGCTGTTTTGATCTCTTCGGGCGTGGCAGCTGCGTCGATAGCGGTCTGCATGTCGGCGTAGCGCTCGCGGATGGCCTGGCGAGCAGCTTCGGCCTCGGCAGCATCGACGCCGGGGATCTGCTTGGCAATCACCTCATCATGCGGCGCAAACTCTTCGGCGCGTGCAGCGCGGCGATGCTGGTGGCCAATCTCCTTGCAGCGCTCTAGGTCGTGCTCGATGCAGCAGTCGCCCATCTTCCATGCGCCACGAAAGAAGCGGTCGCTGGGGATCTCGTCGGTCGTGACGATCTCGTAAGGCACGCCCTCGGGCACGTCCTTGAGCGCCAGCTCGACCGACTCGGCAGGGATGATGACAGCGACGCCGCCTTCGGGGGTGAGGTAGATAATGCGGTTCATGGTGGTCATGGGTCAGCGGAAGATGGCGACGGTGGTGATAGAATTATCGTAAAAAGTTCCAGCTTGATGATTTCTACAAGAAATACGAACGCTGTTTGCTGTAATTGTGGAAGGCGCTGTGGAAACAAGAAAGTCGGAACCTGCGTTGCTGACTGCCGCATAATTCGCATCTGGCATCGCCGTCGTAAAGTTCACCGTATAGTCCCCCGTTCCATTGTCCGTGATGCTACTGACGTTGTAACTAGCGCGGATTGCGACAGTGCTAGTGCCGTTGAAGTTTACCCAAGCGCGGCAAAGCTGCCCGGCAACCAGTCCAGGGCTTAAAGACTTATTTGCAATGTAAAACGCAACCGGGTCACTACTGAGTGTTGTATTTGCATTGGCGCTTAGTGTGACAGTCGTGCTTGCAATGCTGCTGACTGTAGTACCAGGGGTAATGCCCTCACCCACTACATACATGCCAGCAACAATGCCTGTGGCGGATGCAACTGTCAGGCTTGTGGTGCCGCTGGTGACGGATCCCGTGGTGTGCGTACCACCCACTTCTGAAGTGCTAGCAAATGTAGTTGTCGTGCCAGACCAACTAAGAGTGCCACTACCGTTTGTACTGAGGAACTGGCCTGATGTTCCATCAGCAGCAGGCAGTGTCCATGTGACGTTGCTTGCAACAGTCGCCGGCGCCTGAAATGCAACCCAGTTGCTGCTGTCGCTATCGGCAAAGCGCAGGTCGCCTTGAGCGCTAAGCGTAATGTCAGTAAAAGTACCGTCGAGCTTAAATAGTGTGATCCAGTTGTTATTGGCTGCGTTACGGATCTTGTAAAGACCTGTCGAAGTGTCCGCCCATGGCATGTATGCAACGGTGGGATAGGTGGGCGAAGGATCAGTTCCCCCACTGTTTTGGCTTTGGATGGCATCCAGAACAGCGTTAATGTCAGTCCTGACCTGCGCACCTGGACCGTTATCGATGAAGTAGTCGTGCTGAGCCATACCTAGGTCACTTTGCTCCTACTTTAGCTGCCCTTGCCAAATCCGACCGCAGTCCAGAGGAAGTTGCGGCTGACGGCAGTGCCAGCGCTGTTCCTGAAGGTCACGTCAAAGCCGCTGCTGCTGACGTTGGTCACGTTGAAGTAGTCGCCTGTGGCCAGGTTCTGCGCGACGATGCCGACGCTGGGTAGGTAGGCATTGGCGCCACCCAATGCAGCGGTGCCGGTGAAGAACGCTTTGTCGAACGCGACCGAGTACGTGCCAGCGCCACTGATGACAGCTCCAACGGACTGCTCTGTCCTGCGCTGGAAGGTGGCGTCATAACCCAGCTCTGTGACTGAGATGCTTTGCGCTGGGTCGGTGCTGGTGAGCAGTGCCTTGAACTGAAACCCACGGCCAAGGAACGTGCCGTTTGCAAACTCCTGCCAGTCGGACCACGTTGGCGTCCCGCCTGGGTTGTCGGATGTTCGGCGTAGGTAGGTCTTGAGGTTCACCTTGTCAACAATGGCGCCATCCCAATCGGACCAATCATCCACAAGACCTGTGCGGCTGTCGATTAGGTCACTCGGGAAGAATCCTTGTGTTACGGCATAGCGCTTGAGATCCAGTGAATAAACAGCGCCAAGATCAAGCGTATTGGCGAACTCGTACGTTCCCTCCGACTCGATGGTTCCGTAAAAGTCCAGCGTGACGACTGCATCAAGATCAGGGATGTCATCAAATAAGCCATCGGCATCAAGCACCAATGCGCTTAGGTCTTCGATGTAAACGGCATCTGTCTTTGTGCCTTGAAATGGCGGCGTGTCTTGGTCTTCGCGGCGGGTCTGCAGTAGCAGTTGCCCGACGGCGTCGGGGAAGTCAACAACAACACTTGCCTCGGCTGGGCTTTGCCGGCCGCCGTCGTCCTCAAACTTGACCAGGATCTCGCCCTCGACAAGAGGCACGATCGCTTCGGTGCTGTATCCGGCTACGGCAGGGATCAGGTCAACGCTGTTCCCCCAGGTGCCGGTGCCATCGGTCAGGCTGGTGTGGCGGACATGAACACGACCGGCAACGCGCACGTCCAGATCAACCGTGGCGTCCCAACGAAGGCGGGCGCTATTGGCGCTGATCGGCTCAATGGTCAGGTTTTGCACGTTGCCCGGTGGCGCGGTCTTGCCTGCTAGGTCAAATGTTGCCGTTGCAGGGGTGCTGGGTGTGCCGATGCTGTTGATCGACTGCACCCGGACCTCCAACCTGCCTGCGTCAAGGCCGTTGATTCGGGTGCTGGGGTTATTGGTTTCGATCTGCTGCCAGTTGTCGTTGTTCAGGCGGTAGATCACCCGGTAAGACTGCACCAGCTGCAGCGGCGGAACCCAACTCAGTTCAAACGCGGTGCGGACATTTTGGCCATCTGTGTAGAGGTGCTCGGTTCCGGTGAGATCAGTAGGGGGTTGCGGTTGAGCAGACAGGTTCGAGATGTCCCGCGTCTGCAGCTTGATGTCTGACTCGATCGCGGCATAGATGCTGCTGTTGTACGCCAGCGCAGTAACGCCGTAGATGCCGTCTTCTGCCTCGGCAACGCTGACGACGCGGAACTGCTGCGTTTGCAGGCCAGTGTCCTGGATGACCCAGATGCTTTCGGGGTTGGGCGCTTCGCTGAACGCACTGGAGACAGTGACGACATTGCCCGCTAAGGGAGCGCTGATGCTGCGGGTCTCGATCAGGCCGGTGGGCAGCAGGACGCTGATCGTGGGCGAGGTGCCAAGCGTGATGCCGGTGGCGTCGTCGAGCGTGACGGTCGTGGTAGTTGCTGCAGCGATGCGGCCGCCGCGCCGGTAGCCGGACTTCACCGGATCGGCCACGTCGATCACCATGCCAGGGCGCATCACGATGCCCGAGTCGATCGACACTGAGAAGGTGACGGTTTCGGTCAGGTTCTGCTCGGACAACAGCGCCCACTTGCCGACGCGGTGCGCCTGCCCTTGCGAGTAGCAGCCGACTGCTTTGATGTCTTTGTTGATGATGCCGTACTTGGCAACGGCTGCTGCATCCTCGACGTATTCAAAAGACACCTCGCCCAGATTGTCGTAGTCCTGGTAGGCGACAGTTGCTGTGGTGTGCCGTGCCTTCTGCGATGAACCGCTGTAGTTGAACAACCCATCGACCACGTTGGCTGGGGTCAGCAGATACTGCGGATTCGACGGCTTGTCCTGCAGCACCACCATCGCGCCAGCGCCGTAGTAGGCAATGCCACGGAACAGCGCGACAAACTCCTGGATGACGTTGTAAACCTCGTCCCTGCTATTGATCAGCATGTTGCAACTGAACCGTGGCTCTAGGCCGCCGCGTCCGTTGCTGACCAGTTCGTTGCAGTATTGGCTGATCGCATAAAAGTCATAGCGATCCAAGCTGCTGGCCGGGATGCCTGCGCCGTAGCGGGTGTTGGTCAGTAGATCCCACAAGCACCACGCCGGATCATTGGTCCAGGTGGCAGCACCGAAGGTGCCATTCCAGACGCCTGCGTAGGTGACGCGGCCAAGGTAGGTGGTGGTGTCAACCGTGGCGTTGCTGGGTAGCACCACCTTGATGCCGCGGACCAGATACTTGCGGGCTGGGATGCTTTTGAATTGGCGGCTGTCAAAACGCAGGAACGCCAGTGCACTGTTGGGGTAGCGAAACTTCTCGTCAATAATCTCGGTGTAGCTATACCAAAAAGTCCGGTTCTGCCTGCGTGCGCTGGACTCATCGTCGCTGATGCGCTCCAATCTGATGTCAACTGGAAACGCGCCAGTCAGGTTGATGATGTAGTCGCGCTGATAAGCGTTCGTTGTCTTGCCGCTGATCGTGTCCTCGAAAACTGTTGTATAGCCGCCGCCGTTGTATTGCACCCTGCAGCGAATCTGCACGCTGTGACCAATGATGTCGCCATCGTCTTCAATGATCTGCAGTGCCGGTAGCTGCACCGTGATGCGGGCACGGTCCACATCCGAGTCGGTGATCTGTCGGTTGACTGACGCGACTTTGGTAATCTCGACGTTGACGCCCTTCTCTAATTCGGTGCCGTTGGTCTCAGGGATGTAGTTTTGCGCTTGCGTACCCGTGCGGGTCACGATGGTGTAGCCAGTGAAGTTATCAACGCCGCTGCTGCTTTGAACGGGCGTGCCATCCAAGTAGATGCCTTTGGCGCCGCCTTCGATGCCGTCAATCTCGCCTTCGCTGATCAGGTCAAGGACGCTGGCGAATTGAACTGACTGCAGGCTGTCATCGGCTTCCGATGGCACATGCGTCGAACCGCCGCCGCCTTTGCCGCCACCGCCACCACCGGCACCTTGGATCAACAGCAGATCTTCGATCATTTCAGTTGCGCCACGTCAAGGCCACTGGACAGCACAGCCGAACCAACGTAAGCGCGGCCGTACACGATCGGCACCGGCATCCCTTGCTGGCTCGTGTTGACGATGGCGCTGAAGCTGAACGACTCCAGTCGTGCTGCCTCCTTGCCGCGTTCCAACATGCTGGTATTGGGTTGCGGTGACAAAAGGTTTGCGACCCCGCCCAGCGCCAACGTTGCGCCGACGGTTTTGAGCGCTGCAAACAGGCCAAGGTTCTTTGCGAATGCAGCACCAAAAAGACCAGCGCCGCCAGCGAAAGCCAGCGCCACCAAGCCAATTCCAAGCAATACCTGCCCGAATCCTTCACCAGCACCAGTCACCACCGGCGCAATGCTGAACACATCCCGTTCAGACCAAGGCAGTACAGCCACGCTGGCATCCTCTTGTGTGATGCGCTCCTTGCCGACCGTGACGCGGAATCCCATTCCGGTCTGCTCAGAATCGATGAGCCACTTGTCCAAGCCGGGGAAGTTGACGCACAGTGCCTTGATTGCCTGCGCGGGCGTGTCCACTTCAAACTCGAACCGGCACTGTCCGAGTCGCTTGCGAAGTGCGCCGTAGACCTTAACGACTTTCATGCCGTAGGACCATGGCAGTGCTTTTGACATAGTAGCTGCCGTAAAGGTCGCGGCTACTCAATCGCCCTTGAACGTGATGCAGGATCTGCTGATCGCCCAAGTAGATCGCCGCGTGGTTGGGCAGGTTTGCCGATAGTTGCATCAGGATCGCGTCGCCGTACTGCAGCTCTTCAAACGGCACCTGCCTGAAGCCCTGCGAACGGTAGCTGTCGAGGTATAGGTTCTCACCCCGTTCCCAGAACCGATCACGCCGGTCGAAGTTCGCCAGCGTCAGACCCCACTCGCGTTGATACCAGTCCCGCACCAGCGCGTAGCAATCGACCACGCCGAAGACGAACTCGCGGCCGACGTAAGGCAGCTCAAACGCTGCAGGCTCGCAGCCGCCCCAGGCTTCGGTCTTGGGGTTGACGATTACCCACGGCAGGCCGCTGTTGTTGCAACTGATGCGGTCTGCTGCCGATGGCTCAGGTGGAGTGACCGGGTGGCTATGGATAACAGCGATCACCTCGCCGGCATCCTCGGCTGCTGCATAGTTTGCCGGGTCCAAGATGAAGTGCTCGTCTGGCGTGGCGGCGATGTTGCGGCACGGATAGTAGCGGCGCCGGCCTTTGACCACATGGATCAGGCCGCAGCACTCGCGGGGATCCTCGGCCTGCGCGTGCGCCAGGATATCAGCCTTGAGCGTGTCGGTCAGCTTGATCATTGCGTAAGGCCTGCGCCAGGGAAGGATCCAAACGGCAACTCAGCCGTGGCGCCGAACCGCAGTTTGCAGCTCTCGACTCGTTTGCCGCACACGTCAGCTGCAAGGGTTCCAACTGCCTGATCGTTCACGTTCCAGTAGTTGCTGCCGGTATATCCACAGCCGTCGCCTCGGTATTGCCATTGGCACACATTGGCGATGATCTGCCGTTTGGGCAGCATGACACCGGCCAGATCGAACTTGCTGGCCAGCTCGAACTCGACCAGATCGCGGTTCTCATTGGACTTGCGATCGACGTACCAGATCTCTGTTGGGAAGCGAGCGTTAGGGTCGGCCGCCGCCTCACCATCGAGAAACTTCTTTAGTGTGCGGACTCGCCGCACCGTGGCGCCGCCCAAGTCGTTGCCGGATGTCGTCGCGTTCACCAGTCCTAGGAGGCCGGTGATGTCGCTGAACAGGTTGCTGACACGAAGCGTGGGACGCGGCAGGCTGCCAGAGCTGGTGTAGTCGAAGCCCGTCGCCTCAACCGGAAGCCTGATGTAGGTGTTGCCGGCAAAGACGATGTTGCCAGTGACGGCTGCGTTCACGCCGTT